AAATATCAAGCCACAGATGAAGATGTTCAAGGTACCTCTCTTATCCCATGTTGTGTTAATCATACTCTATACCCTTCTTTGTTTGTGGCTGATAACTCCAATTTTGCTATGTGGGAGTCAGATGGCGAATAGTAATGATATGAATAGTATTTTAGATTCATTGCTTTTTACACAACAGAATAATTACCAATATAAAGATTCTATGCAAAAAACAATGAATTTTGAAGGTTATGAAGAAAAGCCATATCTTGATTCATCTGGCTTTCCAACTATAGGTATTGGAAACAAGTTAGAATCTGTATCTTATAAAAAAGGACAAATGCCAGAAAAATATTCTAATATGGAAGTTTCAAAAGAGAAAGCAATTAATAATTATATTAATAATTACTTAGAAATCGAAGGTATAGTAAAGAAAAAGTATGGAAAAGGTTACGATAAGTTACCAGAAGATGCTAGAGGAGTTTTAAATGACTTGGCATTTAATTTAGGAGGATTTAAACTTTTTGATGAATTTCCTGGTTTTATTGAAGATTTTAAAAAAGGTCAATATGGGGAAGCTGCTAAAGAATTAAAATTTACCAACCCAGACGAAGGTGATATGAATTTTAGTAAATGGTGGAAGCAAATAGGTGCTTTAAATACTGAAAATGAAAATTTAAAAAGAAGTGATAATAGAGGAACTTCTGCTTATGATATATTATTAAATTTAAAAGGAAAATAATGATAGATACTAAGCTAGATGAAAGATTTAATAGAATAGAAGAATTATTAATGGATTTAGAATAAGGAGTTTACTATGTCATGGACAAATAAAGAATCAAAAATAGATTATACTGGAGCAAGTGCTCAAAAATATACAGATGCATATACAAATAGACCTGAAGATGCAGGAAGTTTAAAAGGTATTCAAGGTTTATTAGATAAAATAGGTATGGTACCAGGTATTGGAGAACCAGCTGATTTATTAAATGCTTTATTATATGGAATGCAAGGAGAAGGAAAACAAGCTGGATTATCAGCATTATCAATGCTACCATTTCTGGGCGGTATAATAAAGCCTATGAAAAAAGCCAAGAAATATTATGGATTAGAAGATATTGGGCATATAGACCCTAAACTTCAAGAACAAAAGTTATTTAAAGATAAGGCTAGAAAAAAATATTTTGCAGAAAAGTCAGCAGAGAATAAAAGACTTGAAGATGATTATTTTGAAAAAGAACTTAATTTTCAAGATATTGAAACAGATGATATTAAATCTGCTAATTTTGCAGAATCTCAAAGCTTTTTAGATTCTCTATTTGATTCATTTAAAGGAAAGGAATTTTAATGAGTTCGGCAGCAAAAAGATATAAAAAAGCTAGAAATGGCTAATTTAAATCTTAATGGTAATGTTTCCCAAAATGAAAAGGTTCTTGAGATGGCATATAAAGACCTTATCGTATTTGGTAAACTATTTTCACCTCAAGACTTTTTGGCTTCAGCGACTCCTGAATTCCATAATGTAGTTGGTAAAAAACTATTAGATAGAAAAAATCAACAATTGGCTCTTGTATTGCCTCGTGACCACGCAAAGTCAACTTTAGCAGCAACTGCTGTATTACATCGTTTTCTATTTGCGAATAAAGAAAGCCCAGAATTCATCGCTTGGGTTGGCGAGGCTCAAGACCAGGCTATTGATAACCTCAACTGGATTTCCAATCATATATACTCTAATCCTGCAATACATTATTATTTCGGTGACCTTCAAGGCGATAAATGGACTAAAAACGAAATAACATTAACAAATAATTGTAGGATGATTGCTAAAGGAGCAGCCCAAAGACTGCGTGGTAAAAAGCAATTATCTACAAGATACACTGGAATTATACTTGATGACTTTGAATCTGAGTTAAATACTAAAACTCCTGAAGCAAGACAACAAATTAAGAACTGGGTAACAGCTGCTGTATATCCAGCGATTGATTTTGATAAGGGTGGGTTCTTATGGTGTAATGGTACTATTGTACATTATGACTCATTTTTAAATGGATTAACTAAAAATCATAAAGAAGCAATGAATAATGGTGCTGAGTATTCTTGGGACTTAATAACCTATAAAGCAATACTTGATAATGGTGAACCATTATGGCCCTCACGTTGGCCTCTTAAAAAATTAGCAGAAAGAAAGCAGTTTTATGTAGATTCTGGTACACCGTCTAAATTCTATCAGGAATATATGAATCAAGCTAAATCTCCTGAAGACCAAATATTTAGTGAAAGCGATATAATAGATAATTTATATTCTGGTAGTGTGAAATTTGATGAAGAAAGAAATTCATGGTATATTAAGCTAGAAGATGGGAAAATAGAATATGTTAATATTTACATGGGTGTTGACCCTGCCTCTACTCTTAGTACTCGTAACGACTATAGTGTTATTATGGTTATTGGTGTTACTTCTGAATATGATTATTACATTATTGAGTATTGGAGACAAAGAGTATTACCTATGGACTGTGCAGATGAAATATTTAAAATCTCTGAACGATATAGACCAATTAAAAGAATAAACATTGAAACAATATCATATCAGGAAATGTTAAGAGATTATATACATAAAAGAAGTAAAAAGGAAGGAAAGTTTCTTCCTGGAATAGAACAAGGAATTAAAGGTTATGGTAATCAGAAGAAGAAAGACAGACTCTTTGAAGGACTACAACCTATGTTTAAAGCGGGAGCTGTTCATTTAAAAAAGGATATGCATGAGTTTATTGGAGAACTATTAGATTTTCCAAAAGGTAGTCATGATGATACTATTGATGCATTTTGGTTATCAACACAATTTGCTAAGGGCAGTAAATCAGCAAGTAAGATTAAACGAGTTAAGAATAATAAAGAAGAGTGGGAAAAGCCAAAAAAGACCTATAATTGGATTACGGGGGCAAGGGGTTGATTATTAATATAAATATGTTATATATTACATAGCATGATAGAATCCGATAAAAAAGCAATTTACACCAAAGAATTATACAATAGGTGGCATGAGGCTCGTAAAGAGTGGGAAGACCATGCTCGTGAAGATATTGATTTTTATTTAGGAAATCACTTCAGTGAAACAGAGGCAGATGAACTTGCATCCAGAAATCAATCAAATATACCATTAGATAGAATATACTCTGCTATTGAGCAGTTTAAAGCTATTATTACATCTAAGCCTCCTAAGTTTTCAGCTATGCCAAGAGAGGATTCTGATAGTGACCTTGCTAGTGTATGGAAAACTATACTTGAATATATTTGGAATATATCAGATGGTAATGAAGTATTTAAGCAAACAATACATGATTACTCAGTAACTGGTCTTGGATATTTTTATGCATATGTAGATAGAGAAGCTGATTATGGTAGAGGTGAAGTTAAATTTACTTATGTAGACCCATTTAGAGTTGTTATTGACCCTAATGCTAGAAGTAGATATTTTGACGATGCTACGGGCATGATGTTATCTACAATATTTACAAAATTTCAATTATTAGATTTATACCCTCAATTAGCTGAAGAGCAAGAGGATGGTAAAATGATGATTGATTTAATAGAAAATTTTAGAGAAGATGAAACATGGCCTTCTCCTATGAATAAAAGAACTGTTGGTACGTTCACTCCTGATTATGTAAAAGATAAGGATACTGGTGAAGGTTCTGAAAAGTATCAATTAATTGAACATTTTTCTAAAGTTAAAGTTCCATACTATAGGATGCTTGATATGCAAACTGGAGAAGAAAGAATCCTAGATGTAAAGAATATGGAAAAGTTTTTAGCTGACCCTAAAGTTACTGATGCAGTAGAAAAAAAACTTATAGATTTTGTAGAAGTACAGCAAACAAGAATTAAACTTATATGTACATTAGGGCAAACAGTATTATATGAATATATATTAAATACGGATAAATATCCTATTGTACCTGTTCCTAATATTTGGACTAATACTCCATATCCAATGAGTGATGTACGAAAGAATAAAGATTTCCAAAGATTTTTAAATAAAACAATGTCATTGATAACATCTCATGCACAAGCATCATCTGGATTAAAATTACTTATACCACAAGGAAGTGTTGATGATATTGAAGAATTAGAAAAAAACTGGGCTAATCCCAATGCAACAATTGAATACGACCCATCTTTTGGTGAACCACATTTCCCATCTCCGCAACCTTTATCTAATTCAGTAATGGAGTTGCCAAAGTTAATTGAAAAGTATATTGATTTAAATATGGGTATATTTGAAATGATGCAAGGAAATTCTGCAGTTGCTCCAAATACATCTTCAGCTACCATGATGTTAGAAGATTTTGGTCAAAGACGTAGTAAATCTAAATTGAGAGACATTGAAGGTTCATTAAGACGACTTGGTCAAGTTATATATAATTTAGCAAAAGAACATTATGATTATAAAAAAGTATTTAGAGTAGCTCAACCAAATAATGATATGAGTGAATATATGGTTAATTTTTATAATGATAAATCTCAAGCAATTAGTGAAATGCAAAACGATTTAACAATAGGCCAATATGATATTAATATTATTGGTAATTCTACTATGCCATCAAATAGATGGGGTGAATGGTCAATATATATGGAAGCTTATCAGGCTGGTTTAATAGACCAAACTGAAGCATTAATGAAGACAGATATATTTGATAAAGAGGGAGTGTTGCAAAGAATGGATATTGTTGCTAAATTACAAGGTCAATTACAGCAGTCACAAGAACAAATTAAAAATTTACAAGGTGATTTACAAACAGCTCACAGAGAGTCAATCTCATCAAGAAAGGCAACTGAAGTTGAGAAATTTAAAACTGAGTTAAAATCACAAGAATCACAATCCAAGTCAGCTAATAAGTTAGCTATTGGAAAACTAGAAAGTGCAGTTAAACTCGAAGCAGAGAAGTTACGTTTACGTAGCCAAGCTCAAGATAAGCAAGAGAAATTGCAAAGAAAAGGAGAGTAAAATGGATAACGCATTAGAAAATAACAATCTTCAAGAAGGTCAAGTTAATGATAATGTAGGGCAAGATGAAGCAACTCAGCAGCAAGAGTCTGGGAGTGATTGGGAGTCACAAGCTAAGTATTTCCAATCAGAGAAAGATAAACTTCAAGCTGAAAACCAAAAGTTAAAACAATATGAGCAAGTTGGACAAATGTTGGAATCAAGACCTGATATAGTAAATACCATTAGTGGTATGGTTCAGGGTGGTCAACCAGCACCAGAAGCACCTATTGAATTATCTAAGGATGAGTTTGACCCTTGGGAAGCCTATAATGACCCATCGTCTAAGTCGTATAAATATCGACAACAAGAGTTACAAGACACTATTAATAAAGCAGTATCAAACCAAGTTGGTGATGTAAAGAAAGAAGTTGGTATGTCTAAACTTCAAACTGAACTTGCTAACAAAGGATTAAATACAGAGCAAATTACCTCTTTTATGGATTTTGCTAGTAAGAATCCTGCAGAATATGGTATTGACGGTGCTATTAATATGTGGCAAGCAGTAACTCAAAAGCCGACTGAAGGTGAAAGTAATACGAATAATCCACTTGATGCAATTCGTCAAAATCAAGCAGTTCCTCAGCAAGCAGGTATTTTAAACGGTGAGCAACCTGTAAAGAAAGATGACAAAGATTCAATGTGGGA